TAGGTATAAGCCCCTATCAATGGAAACATGAACCGGTACTCTACGGCTGGAAAGAAGACGGTAAGCATAACTGGTACACCGACCGCAAGCAGAGTACGGTTTGGAATTTTGACCGGCCCTCAAAAAATAAACTTCATCCGACCATGAAGCCGGTAGCCCTCTGCGCTTACCCGATTACAAACAGCAGCATGAGTAACTACATTGTGCTGGATCCTTTTGGTGGCAGCGGTTCTACCCTGATTGCCTGTGATCAGACTAACCGGATTTGCTATACCATTGAGCTGGATGAAAAGTATGCGGATGTGATCGTAAAAAGATACATTGAGCAGGTGGGCTCGGATGATACCGTCTTTCTCCTAAGGGACAGAAAAAAGAAAGCATATAAAGATCTTCTGCCCTCTGCATAAAATCCTTGCTATATCCCGTGTTTAGAGTGATAAATGTGATAACTCAAAACACAGGAGGTATATGAAAATGGATAAAAAGGAACTTCTCGATGAAATTGAAGCTCGCTTCGGCGTGAGGCCCAAGTACATGGGAGCACCAAGTTTTGCTTATCAAATTAACGTGGGGACTAAAGTTTTTACCATTAACCGGAAAGGGAACATTGAAGATTCAAACGGAGCAGAAATTGAACCCCGTGAATTGCTAAGTTTAGGAAAGGAATTTGCTACAATGCAAAATGCTATGCCGGATGGCGTCAAGGAAGATCTTGAAGACGAGGAAATTTATGAACAAGAAATAACGGCTGACCGCGTGGAAGTAGTTCTTCCGATGGGAGGCCATACCGGTTCAACCCTTAAGAACTTGGTCAACATGGTTGCAAGTAAGCAAAACCTTATCCAACAAGCCTTTGGCTTAAAAACAGAAATTATGGATGCGGTATTTACCCGAGCCATTAATGAAAAAGTAATTGTTACCGTCGAGGACTTTGAGGCAGCCGTATTTGAAATCGGAACTGAGAAATGTTCGGGAATAGCCTTTGATTTTGAATCCGGAACCATTACCTTCAAATTCTACAAAGGTGAACTACATCCCGATAAATTAAAAGCCTATACGGATTTTGTAGCGCTTATTAATAAAAATGCGCAAAGCCTTAAATATGCTTCGATGAAACCTTGTGCAACAGATAACCCGAAGTATTCCTTTAGAACCTGGTTGCTCAGGCTGAGTTTGATTGGGGATGAGTACAAAACTACCCGGAAAATTTTACTTGCCAACCTTGAAGGTAACGGGGCCTATAGAAAGGGTGGTAAACAAGATGAACAAGGGTAAAACCGGCGGCTTTGCTAAGGAAGAGGATAAATTTTTTACTAAGAAACGATGTGACCGGTGCGGCAGCAGCTTAGCGCAAGGCAGGATCATGTCGGTATTTAATTCAGATTGCATTTGCCTTGCTTGTAAGGAAAAAGAGAGGATCAGTCCAGATTATGGAGAGGCTGTCAAAGCAGAGCAAGAAGAGATAAGAAAGGGCAATTTCAACTACAAAGGCATTAAAGGATAAAACGTTTTAACCCTGGAGTTTGTCTGAAAAGATAGGCTCTTTTATTGTGGGGATTAGAGAGGAGGTGATACCTGTGGCCCAACGCGGAAGAAAACCAATCCCTACAGCCATAAAGGAATTGGAAGGTAATCCGGGAAAACGGCAGCTTAACCAAAACGAGCCCCAGCCAAAGAAGAAAGCCCCAAAATGTCCGGTGTGGCTGGAAGCGGAAGCAAAAAAGGAATGGAAAAGAACAGCTAGGCAGTTAGAGGAACTTGGAATCTTAACTGAAGTGGATATGGCCGCTTTTGCGGGATATTGCCAGGCTTTTGCCCGATGGAAAGAAGCCGAGGAATTTATCTCCAAACACGGGACGATTGTCAAAACGCCATCGGGTTACTGGCAGCAGGTGCCCCAGGTATCCATCGCCCAGACTTATCTTAAAATTATGAGCCGCTTTTGTGAGCAGTTCGGCTTAACCCCCTCGGCCAGAAGCAGAATTGTAACGGATAAACCCGTAAACCAGGATGATCCGATGGAGTTGATGCTCATAAAAGGCGGTGGCAGGGTTGTATGATGAGAGTAAAGCACAGCATGCCGTCAACTTTATCAACTGCTTAAAACATACGAAGGGCCAGTGGCGGGGGGTTCCTTTTGATCTTCTACCCTGGCAGGATCAAATTATCCGGGATCTATTCGGAACAGTAAAAGATAACGGTTACCGCCAATACAACACTGCTTATATTGAAATTCCGAAAAAGAACGGCAAGAGCGAACTGGCAGCAGCAGTGGCTTTGCTAATGACCTGCGGAGACGGGGAGTGGGGAGCGGAAGTTTACGGCTGTGCTTCAGACCGGCAGCAGGCATCCATCGTCTTTGATGTTGCCGTAGACATGGTAGACCAGTGCCCGGCACTCAGGAAAAGAATAAAACCAGTTATCTCTATAAAGCGGTTAGTGTATAAACCGACCAACAGCTTCTATCAGGTGCTTTCGGCGGAGGCTTATACCAAGCACGGACTTAACGTTCACGCTGTAGTGTTTGACGAGTTACATGCCCAACCGAACAGGGAATTATTTGATGTTATGACCAAAGGGTCAGGGGATGCCAGACTCCAGCCCTTGTTTTTTCTCATCACCACTGCCGGAAATGATCGGAACTCTATTTGTTGGGAAGTTCACCAAAAGGCGGTAGATATTTCGGAAGGCAGAAAAATTGACCCGACCTTCTATCCTGTGATCTACGGAATAAAAGATGATGCCGATTGGAGTCTTGAAGAAAACTGGTATAAGGCCAATCCATCTTTGGGATATACCATTGATATAGAAAAGGTCAAAAATGCCTATAACTCGGCAAAAGAAAACCCTGCAGAGGAGAATATCTTCCGCCAACTGCGTCTGAATCAATGGGTCAAACAGTCTACCCGCTGGATGCCGATGGATAAGTGGGACGATTGTGCTTTTGAAATCGACACGGATTCCTTAAGAGGCAGGGAATGTTTTGCCGGGCTTGACCTTTCCAGCACCACGGATATCACGGCATTTGTTTTGGTGTTCACACCAAGAACGAATAATGAAAAATATATTATTCTTCCGTATTTTTGGATTCCGGAAGATAATTTAATTCTTCGGGTCAGAAGGGATCACGTCCCTTATGATATCTGGGAAAAACAAGGTTTCTTGAAAACCACTGAAGGTAATGTGGTTCATTACGGATTCATCGAAACCTTTATTGAGGAGCTTGGAACCAAGTACAACATCAAAGAAATTGCTTTTGACCGCTGGGGAGCAGTGCAGATGGTACAAAACCTTGAGGGTATGGGATTTACAGTTGTTCCTTTCGGACAGGGATATAAGGATATGTCTCCGCCTTCAAAGGAATTAATGAAACTTTCCATGGAAAAGAAGCTAGTCCATGCAGGAAACCCGGTACTGCGTTGGATGATGGATAATATTTTTATTAAAACAGACCCTGCTGGAAACATAAAACCGGACAAAGAAAAAAGCACCGAACGGATAGACGGTGCTGTCGCTTTGATTATGGCACTTGATCGGGCCTTGAGACATCAGGATTACGATAATATCTACGATAAAAGGGGATTGTTGATTTTATAAGGAACTTAGCATTCTTCTATTTTTCGAACGACTCTCATTGTCTCATTTCCAACATATTTATAAGTCATTGCTGAAGTAATGAACTCAGGAGAAGATGTCTTGGGCATGTTTTTTTGTATTGCAGGTTGGTAACCAAAGGGCTCAAGAATAGTTTTTACCATTCTTCCAACTGCTTGTTTTGTAAAATCATCAGTTAGAAGAAATATAGGATTATCAAGTTTCTTGTAATAGCATTCGACTTCATTTAAACAAGCCGATAAAGCCGGTTTATTATTATTAGAAGCGTCTATCATTGCAATGATATTTTCGTCTCTTGATAGAATCTCATTAAAAATGTGTATTGCTTGAGAATTGCCTTCATACTTCTTGCAATTTTGGTTCTGGGCAATAAAATCCTCAAATGATGCTTTCATAATGAATTCCTCCTAATATGTTATTTTACATATGTAATATAACATATGTAAAATAACATGTCTATACTTCAAAGTTATTTTTACTATTTTTGCATAAAAAAAGGGGGTGATTGATTTTTGAATTTTATACAACGGGTCAAATTCTTCTTCGATCAAGGATTTGATGACTATATCCAGCGCTTCCTTTCAGGTGAAGATGTCCCCAACATCAATCATTCGGGTCAAATCGATTCCCAAACAGCCATGAAATACACGGCTGTTTTTGCCTGTGTAAGGGTCCTTTCCGAAACCCTGGCAGGGACACCGGTTATGCTTTACCGGAAAAAGGAGAATGGTGACCGCGAAACACGGAACGACTTAGCAGTGTATGATGTCCTACATAACCAGCCCAATGAAGAGATGTCCCCGTTTAATTTTAAAGAGACTGCTATGGTAGCCTTAAACCTGGGAGGTAATGCTGTCAGTCAAAGATTAGTCAACAAATACGGAGAGCTTATTGGCCTATACCCCTACGAGTGGCCCAAGGTAACCATCACCCGGGATATGACGTCAAACCGGTTGGTATATAAAATCCGGGACGGAACCAGACAACTGGATCTTCCAAGGAATCAGGTTTTTCACATTTCTGGGCTGAGTATGGACGGGATAGTCGGGCTTTCCCCGATTGAATACGTCTCATCGGCTATACGGTTAGGACTGTCGTATGAAAGGTTTGGTACCAACTTTTATAAAAACGGTGCCAATTCATCAGGCGTAATCGAGTACCCAAGCACGCTTAATGACCAGGCTTATGAGCGGTTGAAAAAGGATTTTGCCAAGAGTTATCAGGGGCTGGCCAATACCGGCAAGCCTATCATTCTGGAAGGCGGGGCGAAGTTCAGCCAACTCACGATCAAACCGGCAGATGCCCAGCTCATCGAGAGCAAGAAGTTCCAACTGGAAGATATTGCCCGGATCTACCGGGTCCCGCTTCACCTGATTCAAAACCTTGACCGGGCGACAAACAATAACATTGAACACCAAAGCCTGGAGTTTGTCATGTATACCATGCTCCCCTGGTTCAAACGATGGGAAGAAAACATTAATATGCAGCTTTTGACCCCGCTGGAACGCAAGGCGGGGTTTTATATTGAGTTCAAAATTGACAACCTCCTTCGCGGCGATGCTCAGAGCCGGGCAATGGCTTATGCCACCGGCAGGCAGTGGGGATGGCTTAGCGTTAACGATATCCGCAAACTGGAAAATATGCCGCCCATTACAAACGGGGATATTTACCTAACCCCTTCAAACATGATTGAGGCAGGAACGCAGAAAGCTCAGGATGATGCCACGGCTATGGCAGAACAAATCTACAAGCTTATTACAGAAAGGAGTGAGCGGAGTGCCTAAAAAAGCAAAGAAGTTCTGGCAGTTCCGGGCCAAAAAGGACACCGTGACCGATGAAGGAGAGCTTTTGCTCTACGGGGATATTTCCAGTTCAAGCTGGTGGGGCGATGAAGTAACTCCCAAAGCTTTTAAACAGGACCTGGACGATCTCGGGGATATCAGCACCTTAAATATCTATATTAACAGCGGCGGTGGGGATGTTTTCGCCGGACAAGCTATCTACTCCATGTTGAAACGCCATAGAGCCACAAAAAAAGTCTACATCGACGGTTTAGCCGCCAGTATTGCCTCGGTGATTGCCATGGCTGGCGATATTGTCTATATGCCTCAAAACGCCATGATGATGATCCACAAAGCCTGGACCTTTGGAATCGGAAATGCCAATGACTTCCGGAAACTCGCGGATGACATGGATAAAATCGATGAGAGTATTTTAGCCACCTACGAAACAAAAACAGGCCTGGAAAAAGACAGAATTATCGAGTTGGTAAGCGCTGAAACCTGGATGACTGCTGAAGAAGCGGTCGCTTTAGGTTTTGCCGATCAAATCGAAGAGACAAAGCAGCTTGCGGCTTCAATTGCTCAAGGACAGCTAATCATAAATGGTTTAGCATTTGATCTCAGCCGCTACCGGAATCCACCAAAAGCAAAGGAACAAAAAGCAATTGTTAAACCGGCAAGTGTCCAGAACGAAGGAAGAACCTTGTCTTCTGCCAACGAAGAGCGGATCCGGCAAGCCATTGCGCTGTTAGCCGAGGTTCTGGATCAAATCGGCGAAAACAGGAGTACAGAAAATACAAACACCCCTTTAGAGAACCGGCACATGCCGGTTAATTTATTTGCTGCCCAAATCAAGATCAACAGAAGGAGATTAGCGAATGTTTAAAGCTTTACTTAAAAAGAAAATCGATGCCCAGCAAGCCCTGATTCAGACAGCAATGGATGCTGAAAGGGGGCTTACGGCTGAGGAACAGGCCCAATTTGACGCCCTACAAACGGAAATTGATGACCTGGAAAAGACCCTGGCTGCGCAAAAAGCCGTTGAGGACCGCCAGGCTGTACTGAACACCCCGGTCAATGCTCCGGTTTATGCCCAGCCAAAATCCAAGGATGAGAAAAAGTTTTCCACTTTCGGGGAACAGTTACGCGCCGTAGTGGAAGCAGCCAAGCCAGGTGGGACCATTGATCCCAGGCTTTCGGTTAAGGCAGCTTCCGGACTTAATGAATCTGTAGGCAGTGACGGAGGTTTTCTTGTTGAAGAAGACTTTACCAAGGAACTGCTCAAACGGACTTATGACACCGGGATGCTGGCCAGCAAGTGCAATAAAATTCCCTTAAGCACAGCGGCCAACTCCATGAAAATCAATGGAATTGATGAAACCAGCCGCAAGAACGGATCCCGCTGGGGCGGCATTCAAGCCTACTGGGAAGGCGAGGCAGATGCTTTAGCCGGAACGAAACCTAAGTTCAGACAAATGGAACTTAATCTTCGTAAACTTACCGGACTTTGCTATGCGACGGATGAACTTTTAGCTGATGCCTCTGCCCTCGAAGCTGTAATCATGCAAGGGTTTTCCGAGGAATTTGGCTTCAAGGTCGATGATGCTATCATCAATGGCTCTGGGGCAGGGATACCTCTCGGAATCTTAAACAGCAAAGCTCTAGTAACCGTACCGAAAGAGCAAGGACAAGCCGCAGGGACAATTAATGTACAGAACGTGGTCAATATGTGGTCCCGCTGCTGGGGACGGTCGCGGCAAGATGCAGCGTGGTATATCAACCAGGATATTGAGCCGCAGCTTTTCACCATGTCCTTAGCTGTCGGGCAGGGGGGCGTACCTGTCTATATGCCCGCCAGTGGTGTTTCCGGTTCTCCCTATAGTACGCTGTTTGGCCGCCCGGTAATTCCTTTGGAACAGTGTGAAACTCTGGGTACTTTAGGAGATATTATCCTTGCGGATTTTTCTCAGTACCTGCTGATTGACAAAGGCGGGATCAATGCAGCGTCTTCTATCCATGTCCGTTTTCTCTATGATGAGAACGTGTTCCGCTTTATCTACCGGGTTGACGGGCAGCCGGTATGGAATGCGCCCTTGCAGCCATTTAAAGGTTCAAGCACTTTAAGCCCGTTTGTGGCATTAGCAACAAGATCCTAATTGTAACGGAGGTAAAGAAATGATTCCAGAAACCACCAAAATCGTAGAATCTATCGCCCCTCAGGCCGGGGGTGCCATAACCGGGGACTATATTTCTCTAAGGGATGCAGAAGTATGTTTCGTTCTAGTCCACATTAACCAGGCCAATGTCGCTCAGGTGGCAATTACTATTGAACAAGCCCAGGATGTCAGCGGTACAAACAGCAAGGTTATTTCGAATCCAATACCGATCTGGACCAATCAGGACTGCGCGGCATCCGATGCCCTTGTCCGGCAGACGGATGATGTGGATTTTACGACATCGGCTGCAGTCAAGCACAAGCTGGTGATCTTCCAGATTGACCCGGCCCACTTGGATGTTAATAACGGCTTTGATTGCATCACGGTTAAAACCGCTGCATCTGATCCCACCAACATCACAGCAGCCCAGTATCTTCTGGCCGATCTGCGTTACGGCGGCAATAATACTCCAAGTGATATTACGGACTAAAGGGACTTACAGGGAGGTATAGCCCATGAACCTTGCGTTAATCAGAGCACCGGTTATCGAACCCCTTCAGCTATCCGAACTTAAGAATTTTTTAAGGCTGGATGAAGGGCTTACAGACGACGATCCGTATATTGAAGCCCTCATCACCGCTGCGAGGGAATATTGTGAAGGATTTCAGAACCGTGCCTATATCGCCCAAATGTGGCAGCTAAGCTTTCCTTACTGGCCGGATTATATTATTTCGCTTCCTCGTGGAAACCTGCAAACTGTTAACTCTATCACCTACAAGGATTCAACCGGCAAGGTTACGGCACTTACAGAAAATAAGGATTACGTGGTAAGTAACAGGGGTGTCCTCGGCAGGGTTGCTCCTGTTTTTGGCCTTCCCTGGCCTTCGTTTGTTCCCTGGCCCTTAGACGCGGTAGTGATCGAATTTATCTGCGGGTATGGCGATACCGCTGACAGTGTACCGGTAAAAGTAAAACAGGCGATCAAACTCCTCATCAGTCATTGGTATGAACAACGGACTCCCATAAGTGAAACCGGGCAGGCACCATCTGAGATAGCATTTACTGTTTCAGCCTTATTATGGCAGGACCGGATCATACCAACTTAAGGAAGTGACATTATGCAAGCAGGGGATTTAAGACATAAAATCAAGATTCTCTCTAACGCGGCCATAGATGAAAAAAATGACAACGGCTGTCCGGTGGAAAACTGGCAGCCTTTTATTATTGTATGGGCTAAAAAAGACGGACTTAAAGGACGGTTGTTTTATCAGGCGGCGGCTGCAGAAGCAGAAAGTGACGTCCTGTTTACCATAAGGTATCACGAAGGAATAAAGGCCGGGATGAAGGTTGTGCATGATACCGAGACATTTGAAATCAGGATACCACCGGTTGATCCGGACGGGAGCAGGCGCTGGCTGGAAATCCATACAAGGCAGGTGCTACCAAATGGGGGCTGAAATTGAACTTCAGGGCTTGGATGAACTGCTTAACCGGCTGCGCAATACCTCTGAAAAAATAAGTACTGTCGAAAACCGGGCGCTCAAAGATGCTGCGGAGCCAGTGGCAGCAGAAATGAAAAGCCTAGTCCATGTCAGTAACTTACAGCATCTGCATATCCGGGACGACATCCAAATATCCGGGGTCAAAACCAAAGAGGGTCTGAAGCAAATTGAAATCGGTCCCGGCAGGAAAACAAACTGGCGGGCTAAATTTTTGGAATGGGGAACATCCAAAATGCAGGCCATTCCTTTTGTGCAGCCTGCCTTTGAGCACAAGAAAAGAGAGGTAATGGAAATAATGGCGGAAAGCATCCGGAAGGCGCTAAAGCCATGATCAACGGCCTTGTCGTCGGGACACTAAAACCACTCGGGGTACCGGTATCTTTCAGTAGGTATGCCGGTACGGCCCCCACTTATATAACCTTCTT